TCATTTCTATCAGAGAAATACTCTTCTTTGAGGAAAGGAATAACCTTTCTTCCATAAGTTTCATTAAAGATTAAGTTATCAAAAATAACTCTTTCTATGCTCATTCTACTTCATCTTCCTCTATAATACTAGAAAAACCAACTTTATATTTCTTCTCAATATATTGTGGAAAATCTGTCTCTTTGAACATTTTCATCCAAAGTTCTTTATTATTCACAATATCTTTTGCTCTCATATTAGGTTCCTGAATTTCTCCAGTTTCTCTATCTACAAGAGCATACCATCCATTCTTTGGTTTTACAATATATTCTCCTTCAAGTGCAACATCAAACAAACCTGACCATTTATTAATACCACCTTCCCAAGAAATAGTAATGGGAATTTTACTCTTTTCTTTTACATAACGAGACTTTTCAATATTGATAATGAAATGATAACCTGCTATTTCAGAACCATCTTTATCTTGTTGTCTTCCAAGAATCCAAATATTGTCTGCTGAATAATAACTTCCTGTACCACCACCAACGATATCTTTTGGAAACATTCCAATTTCTTTATAAGTATGATTGACAACTGCCATTGGAATATCTTTCAATGATAGATGTGGTGTTACCATACGAAACAAAGATTTTAATTGTTTTGCTCTTGTCATATCAGCAACAGATTTACCATCTAGAGCGTCTTCAACTTCTTTCTTTGAAGCAAGATTGCCAATTGAATCTACAAGGATAAAAACCTTATCCCCTCGCCCAATATCCTTCATCTGTTTCATAATATCGTGTTTTAGTTCTTCAACATCTGTGATTGGTGTATGGATTACTGAATCCAAATCAATACCAAATGTTTCAAAGTATGATTGCGGTGTTCCAAACTCTGAATCATAAAATAAAACAACACCATCCTCATACTTTTTTAGAAAAGCAGATGCTAATAACAAAGAAAATCCAGTCTTGAAATGTTTCGACGGCCCAGCAAGCATAGTCAAACCAGGAGTTAAACCACCATCAATAGAACCACCAAGTGCCACATTAATCATAGGCACTGAGGTTTGAATCATATCTTTTTTAGTGTAAATCTTACTTTCTGTAAGGGTAGATGTGTAATCAATAGTTGAATTTTTTATCAACCTGTCTTTTAAACTCATATCTTTCTCCAGTCAATGTGAATCTATAAAATCGTTTATTTGTTTGAGAAAATCTTCTACTTTTTCTTTTCTATCCGGCCAATAAATATATTCCTTTTGTGGTTCTTTCATTAAATTTACAAGAAATGGTGTAATCATTTCTCTCACTTTATCAAGTTTATAAGATTCATTCTCAACTACTTTTTTTAGTTTATTTTCTTCTTCTTTAACTTCTTCTTCAGACATTAAACTGAAACCGAAATCATAGATATTTTCGTCAGACATTAAAAAAATCCTCCAATGTTAATTTCTTTTCATAATCCCATCTGATAATACTTGTAATAGATTTTAGTGGTTCTATAAAAGATTTATCGAATTGTTTTTCATAATCAATATATTGGTTCAATCCCAATTCATCAGGCAAACTATCTAGGTTAGAAATTACGGTGTCTTGTATTTTATTTGGTAGTTTTAAATAACAATACTTAATTTTATCACCACTCATTATTGGTTGTAGATTTCTCAATCCATATTTTTTCAACAAATTATTATACAACAAAGATGCTTTAATGTGAATGGGTGTTCCTTTCACATATATGTGACTTCTATCATAATATTTGTCAACATTATTTGCTCCACGAGGAAAAGCAATATCGTCAAATGGAAGATTTTTATACTCTTCTCTTATTTGTGAGATATAGTTTTGTAAAGATATTTCGCTTTCATTCATAATAATCTCAAGTGCTTTGCGAATATATTCTCTACAAACCTGTGGTGTTGATGAACGAACTGCTTCAATACCCTGCATTTTTAACTTAGGTGAATCATATTGAACACCTTCAACATTCCAAGCATTTAGAATATACATCTTCTTTGCTTTCCAAATGCCTTTATTAGCAATAGTTTCACGTTTCATAAACATCTTCTGCTGATATACATTCATATAATCAGCAAGTTCTTGATAACATTTGTCAAGATATGGTTGAATCTTCTGCTCACAAAATTGATCTATTGCTGACACAATCTTGACATCATCATTTACATCAATTCGTTTTACAAGTTCTTTCATTTCAATATAGATTGAGTCTGTATCAGATGCTATAACATAGTCAACATTATCAGTCTTTAACATTTTATTCATAAACTCATTCATTCGTTTTTCAATCCAACGAATAGAAAGTTGTCCAGACTTAGTAATAGATTCTGCTAGATCAAAATTAAACCAACGAAAATATTTATTTCCTAATGCACCGTAAGCAGAGTTTAACTGAATCTTTTTTGCCATTTGCATATTATGATATTTGGCAATTTGCATACCAGTTGCAGCATCTTTTGTTTCCTCAAACTTTTTCTTTAGTTCAATCATTTTCTTTTTATATTCAGATCTATCATTATACATTTTTTCCATCAATGCAGGAAGAAATCCTTGATAATCATTTTTATAAACACAACCATTACCTGAATAGATATATCCAGGTTCATAATCAATTGGTTTCTTTGAAATAAGTTCATCTGTATTATGCCACATAGGAACTTTCTTCACAAACTTCTCTGGTGAAATATTATACTGCATAATCAAATGTGGATAGAGCGAATTTAAATCAAAAGATACAACCCATTCACTCATACCAACTTTTGGATCTTTCACAAAACCACCAACCAAACTTTCATTATTATCTTTTATAACAAGTTTAGGTACAACTGTTTTTCTATCCAATAGGTAGTTGTGAATAATAACATCCCAAGGACGAACTGTTGTAAGAGTATCAACAAAGTTTACTTTTGCATCATATGCAAGTGCCATTACTTGTTCAATAAACTTAAGTTTTTCTTCCAATCTATCAACAAGAACAACATCGTGAATATTATATTCAATAAACTTTTGAAAATTATTCTTATACAATTCTAACAAAGAACCATATTCAGAATAATCAATTTTCTTCTCACCAAGTTCTACTGATGCAATATAGTCAAGTTTATAACTCTCCTGATTACCAAAAGTAAACTTACGATATAACTGGTAATAATCAAGTGTTGATATTCCCATCAGAATAAAATTCTGATTCTCTTTGCCTTTGTAATGAACCTTGCCTTCATTAATCATTCTCCAAGGAGACAAATTCCTTGCAAGGTCTTCACCACAAATATTACGAATACGATTTACTAGATATGGAATATCAAAAAACTCTATGTTCCAACCAGTGATAATATCTGGTTTGATAAAAGGACGATTCCAAATATCAACAAATTTATAAAGAAGTTCTTTCTCATCTTTACATCTAAAGTATTTTGTGTTGGGATCATCAGTTACAAACTCACCACATCCAAACACCAAATTCAATTTATTCTTTCTGATGGTGATGGCAGTTATTTCTTTATCTGCTAGTTGTATATCTGGAAATCCTTGATCAGCAATACATTCAATATCAAGAGATACAACAGACATCTTTGATGGATCATATTGCACATCACCAGAATAATTATCATAGATATACAAATACTGAAAATTCTCCAACCCATAATAGTTGAAATTTTGTATATCTTTATATTTGGTGACAAATTCTTTTGCTTCAGAAATGCTGTTAAACATTATCTTTGAAGCTGGTTTTTTATCTACAGTTTTATAGTTACCATCCTTGTCATCAACAAACAAGTATGGTTTATAATATTCATATTTTTGAAATGCTTTACCGTTCTCATATCCACGAACGTAAACCTTGTTCCCCCGAGAGAAAACATTCGTATAGAATTTAGACATTTAGATCTTTCTAGTGATATTCTTTTCTAAGTTTTTCTTTAGAAGTTACAAATAAATTCTTCATATTAGATGTAGTAATAAAAACTGGTGAAAGTCCTACCATCCTAAAATAATATGCCTCATCTAGCAAATCCTCAAAAGTATTTCTTTGTTCATTGGAAAGATCTTTTGCACATTGTATGATGGTTTCTTCAGGGACTATTTTTAAGTTTGTTAACTTTATTTTATCATCATACATTACTTTATTCCTTTTGTCAATACTAATCTTGTAGAAATATTTTAGAATCTCCAGGATTATTTGTAGATTCTACTTTGGAACATTTTTTACACATTTTCTGTGTTGGTGCAAATACTTTCTTACAAACAGGACACTTCCATCCTTCTTTGATATCAGACATATTAATACCTTTCGTTTGATAAAAAAAGAACCTTATCACAAAGGCAATAAGGTTCTTCACTATTAACTATTTATAGAATATATCTATTCCTTTTCAGGAACAGGTTCAGTAATATCAACCTTTTTAGGTTTACGACTTTCTGGAATAATGTTTTCTAAAAATACCTTCAACATACCATTAGTTAATTCCGAACTTTGAACCTCTACAGTATCAGCAAGTTCAAAAGATCGTTTGAATGCACGATTGGCAATACCCTTATGGACAAAATTTTCTGATTCATCATTCTTAGATTTACCAGAAAGAACTAGAGTATTTTCCTTCACTTCAACTTCCAGTTCATTTTTACAGAAACCAGCAACTGCCACTTCAACCCTATATTTGTTTTCGTCTAACTTAACAATATTATAGGGAGGGAATGAATACATTGCTTTTGAATAATCTGTGTTCAAACTTTGAACACGATTAAACATCTCATCAAAACCAACTGTGAAAGCTTTAAATAGTGGATCGTTTTTAGTCATTTGTTTCTCCTTTGTTTAAGCAAGAAAATATGTCAGTAACTCACTGACATACTATATATAACATTTTTATAAGAAGATGTCAAGAATTAATAATTTTTTGGCGATCTCCCCAGGACTCGAACCTGGAACCTACTGCTTAGAAGGCAGTTGCTCTATCCATTGAGCTAGGAGACCTTGGTAGACGTGGAGGGACTTGAACCCCCAACCGATCCGTTATGAGCGAATGGCTCTAACCAATTGAGCTACACGTCTTTATTTCATAATCTTCCATTACTTCATTTGTAACTTCTTTGGCAATCTTATCAATATCTTTTTCATTACATTCAATATGAATAATCTTACCAATGCGAACAGATTCTACTCCACCATATCTATCATTCAAGACTTTGGTAACAGCATTACCTGCTTTATCAAGAATACCATTTCTTAAAGTTACATATACTTCATATTTCATGTGTTTCTACACATCCACATATAATCTTTTTTACAAGATTTATATTGCCTCAGATACCATCTGTCACGAAAATACTTATATTCTTCTCTCCAATGTGAACAATATCGTCTTGCTCTACGATGACAAATTTCTCTACGACGATATCTTTGCCAATGTTTATCGTTTTTATCAATCCTAAAATCAAATCCTTTAGGTCCAATATTCAATTCAAAACTTGGTCCTGCTCTTACAGCAGAAACACCGAATGCAATAGTAATAGCAGCAACTGCTGCAATTGTCAACAAAACTTTTCCTGTAGTGTTCATTTTCTACTCCTATCCACAAACTGGATTGTGGTAACAAATGGCAAATATTAGAAATAATATACCATTTAAGATTAATACTGTCAAGGTTAAAATACCAAAAAACATTAAAATATTTTTAGTTAAAGCCATTTTGGAATACCGTTTTCATCTATTTCATAGACTCCTTGTGGGTCATCTTTATATTCTTGTGGTTCTACATCCGATGGTAAATCATCATACACATTTGATTTCTTTTTATGATAATCTTTTGTATGTTGTTCAAATGTGTTCCACAAATCATTATATTTAAAATGATAAAATCCAATGATATGTGAGATTTCAGTATCAATTTTATACCTATCTTTTTGTTCTATTTTTGATACAAAAGTTTCCAAATCATCTAGGATGTTAGCAAACTGAAGAATCTTTTGTTCCAAATCAAAAATTGTATCAGACATTGTTTCCTCTATTGAAAAATTTATAACCACAATATAATACTGCTAAGATATGTGAAACTAATAATGGAGTATATACTAGACCGTCTACCATCCAAGAAATGAATAAAAACATATTACCAATAAGAATAATTGGAATGATGTTTTCAATGAAATATGATTCAAATTTAGTCATTCATCAAACTTTCCAGAAATTCAATTAAGGCTGGTGTTAACATATCTCGGTCTTCATTTGAACCATAAGTGTTCACGATCTCACGAACTTGTTTCAATATTTCATATGCAAGTTCTTCACCATCTCTTTTGCCTTCATTATAGGCAGCAGAGATTTGTTTTTGTGCTTCAAACTCATTCATCTTTTCCTCGCAAACGGTCAAATAACTCAGTATATCCACCAATGAATTGTTCATTGATAAGAACTACAGGAAAAGTTTTTTGTGTGGGATATTTTTCTTTGATTTCTTCACGAGTAAAATCTCTATCTAAATGTTTTTCTGTATATTTTATATTATTCATTGTTAGTAGTGCTTTTGCATTATTACAAAAAACACATTCAGATTTTGTATATAAAACTACATTTTTCATAACAAGTCATATCCTCCATTGTCTAATGTGTAATATACTTTTTTTATATTAAATGTTGATATTGCTTTCATACAACCATCACAAGGTTTAGCAAGACCAAATACAAATTTCTTTTTATAAATTTTTACTCTACAAATATAAAGTATAGAATTTGAAAACTTTTCTAAATCTATTTTATTTATAGCATTTTTAATAGCATCTGTCTCTGCGTGAAGATAAATAGCATCTTTATTCTTACAATATCTTTTTTGAAATGGATGTGTCTTACTTCTATTTACGCCAATTGAAATCAAATTATTTCTATACACTATACCTGCAGCGATTCTTGCTTGTGCTACAGGTTCTACATTAATTGCTATTTGGGATAGTGTATTAATATATCTTGAGTGTCTAGTTTTTTCTGATTGTTTTGGTGGTATATTCATTTTTTCTTGATTCTAATTCACTAATAATATTTTCTATTTCAGATTCAGATAAAGACTTCCAAACAGAAATCTCATCTATACTTCTATAACATCCAATACATAATCGTGTTTGAGAATCTACTTTACAAATATCAACACAAGGTGATTTTATGTCACTAGTATTTTTGTATACCATTTTTTACAATCTTTTCAAGATTAGGTTCAAAATAATCTGGACCTTTTAGAATCTTTCCATCCTCACGATAGATTGGCCGTCCATCTCTATCAAGCTTAGACATATTGCTGTTATGAACTTCTTCAAAACATTTGTCTAAGTCAATGCCAAATGCAGCACCTGCACCATATGTAACATAAAGAATATCAGTAAGAGCATCAGCAACTTCTACTATATCTTTATTTTCAATTGCTTCTTTTAACTCTTCTAACTCTTCTTCAATAAGAGAAATCCTGAGTTTCTGGACTTTTTCATCTGGAAATTCTGGATTATATTTAACTTCTTGTTTAAAGTTATTCATAAAATCCATAACACGAATAAAATTACTTGCCATTTAAAATTTTCCTTGCTACATTCAGTAAACTACTATAGGAACCATTCCTTTTAGTTATAGTTTCAGTTCTATCGATCAGACTATGATACTGATTGATAGAAATCACTTTATTTGTGTATTTCTCAAATAACACATATAATTCATCACCTTTACCAGAACTATTAACTACAATTTTGATATGTTCCATTTAAATCTCCTATTGTAGTTAGATTATATCAAGGT